GATGTTATCCAAGTCACCAGAAGTCTTCTTGTTGCTGTACTCATTATCAACAGAGCCACCAACTTTATACTTACGAACAGATCCGTCTTCTTTTTTAGAACGACCACCTTTACGCAATTTGATTTCTGTTGGCTCTTTGTGGTGTTCAGCTTCATCGTGCTCTTTAAAAGCTTTCTTGATGAGGGCTTTGTCTTGTTTCAAATCATCTTTGCTGACATCACCGCCTTTTTTGTATGAACCACCGCCACACATTTTTTCAGCTTTAACATGCTTGCCTTCTTTAAAGCATTGCATCTTAGGTAGTTTTTTGAATCCGTCTTCCATAATATTCCTCGAGGTTAAATTAAAAGTGGAGTGATCAGCTCCTAATACTACTTATGCACAAAAATGTGGTTTTATGCCCCTAAAAACAAGGCTTTTTCAATTCGTCTTCGATTGATTAAATCCGCTGGTTTATTCCAATTTAAAAAAGCGTTACCAGCTTTTTTAATATCGCCTCGGTTAAGGTGTCGAATTACTTCAGATTTAACCATATTGTCTGGGCCTATGTTATGGCATAGACTCATTAAAGCATCAGCTTGCTCTCTAGTCACAGTCGTGTTTAGATTGGTTTTAAGGGCTGTAGAGCACTTTTCTAGGTCACGGTATAGGATACCCCTTACCTCATCCTCAGAAAGCCTCCTATCCATTAAATAAGCCTCCTGTGACTTAATATAATGACCAATGCCTATTGTCCAGTTTCCTTGACTATCTTGATAGGCTTTATAACTCTTGCCTTCAAAATGCTCAATCAAATCGATGGTTGATTGAGCTACCCATTCAAACTTGGTTTCGTAATCTTGTAGCCAGTTGGCTAGTGGATCGTAATTAACTGCACCAAACGAAACACCTAATGCACAAATGCAGGACGCAATTATCCTTATCATGGTACCTCCTATCTGCTTTTACTGCAAATATTAGGCTGCTTTGCCTGATAAAAAGAGAGTTGCTTCTGCATGGCGACGCTTGAGTAAGCCAGCCATTACATGTCCGCCAGCTTTATCCCATTTAAGGAACTCTTCTGCCGCACCGTCAAAATCACCCTCGTTAACCTTTTTAAGCAAGGTGGAATGATTAAGGTTGCCGCAGCCGCAATTAAATGCAAAATCAACCAGGGCATCAAACTCTTCTTGAGTGATGTCAGTGGTAACGTGAGCATTTACATCAGCGGCCGCTTTTTGTACATCTTGAGCCAGCAGTTCTTCTGCCTGCTCTTTAGTGATTTCTAAACCTGGGTGGACATCTGGACCAGTGTGGCCATAACCAATAGTCCAAGGGTCGGCACCAGTGCCAGGATCAGGATAGGCTTGCAAACGACAGCCTTCAAATTGTTCAATGAGGTGTAATCCATCTTTTGAGTATTCCATTATTTATTCCTTAATGCGTTATATTTTTGTATAACATCGTTGCGCTCTATTTCTGTGTTGGCGCATTGCTGGGCAAACCCGACAAGAACTTCTGCATCTGGCTCAAGTAATCTGAGTCCTTGACTTGGTATTGGAGCGGAGGTATTTCCGTTGGTTGATACACTGGCGTTGTGCAAGCCCCTAAGCTGAGCAACAACAGTATCGTAGCGATTTTGTACTTCATCTTTATCCTTCTGTGTTTGTTGGGCTATAACACCCTGTTCCTCAATTACCTTATTAACATGCTCGGTAGCTTCGGTATTGACCTTGGCAATCTTAGCCTCGTAATAGTCAGAAGTAGCAAACCAGCCACCGTAGCCACCAAGGAGCAAAGCTCCAGCAACGAGATAGGCAGTGGTTGAGCCACCAGTAAAGAGGGATAGGATGTTACCGAACATTATACCTTGGGAGGAGTTTGTTGTGTGGCTGCCTTACCAGCAATCACAGCGCCACCACCAGTTAAGGTTGCGGCTAAGCCAATTCCTAGCTGGTTAAGGTCTAGGGTTGGGTTATTGTACACATGAATGATAGCGCAGATTGCAAAGGTGAGTAGGGCAAGAAACGCCATTACTCTAGCGATGCAAAATATTTCGCCACAGTCTTCCGTAAAAATATCTTTGAAAAATTTGTTTACCATTTGTATCCCCATGTTGCGTACCAGGCAATTATTGCCGCTACAACAAAGCAATAAAATTGTACCTTTCGCACTTCTTTTAGGTCATGCTGGAACGCTTCATTTTCTCTGCGCTCCATATTCTCAATATCTAATTTAATTCTTAATACTGCATCCCACTCTTTAGCGCCATACTTTTTTACAAAATCTATCTTTAGTTTGGCTTCTTCGTCGGAGATTTGTTTTTTGCGCCTCCAATCTTCTAATGCCTTGATGAGTGCGGTGGCTTTTTTGTGTTCCGCTTCACGTCTAGCACGGATTCGTTCTTGCGCTTTTTGTTGTGCTACAGCCAATCCATCTTGCTGTAGGTGTTCAATGTTTTTACCTAGCTGTTTACCAGCCTCTCTGGATGCGGTTAAAGTGCCGCTGAGGGTCTTAGCGCCCTCTGTGATTCCAAATGGGTCAGCCATATACTCATGGCTTTGTTACAAAGTAGTGGCTAAGGAAACCAACAAACGAGCTCAGTGCTGAGATGACCATCATGCCAGCCCACATACCGCCCTTTGATTTATTGGCGAGTTCGCATAGATACTCTACCGATTTTTCGAGTTTGTCGATCTTCTTTTCCAGTGCGTCAACTGTTGCTACCAATTGGCCGTACTTGAACATGTCGACTTGATTTTCATGATCCATCATTTACTCTTAGGCAGGAGTTGGTTCAGTTACAGCATCCCACGCTTTAGTCTCTTCGTTCCAGCTGTAAACCTTACCGTCTGTTGGGTATGGAGTTGGTGCTTCCCAGATGTAGCTGTCTTGGTTTAGTGTCCAAGATGCAAATGGCTGTGGTGCTGCAAAGCCAGTGCCGTCCCATGTGTAGCCAATACCAGCGTAGTTCTTGTGCAGTGCTGGCTCGCTGTCTGGCTGACCATCTTGACCATAGTGAACGCCGCCACGGGTGTTGTATGAGGTCTGTACCCAGCTTGCTGGATCGCCCAAGGCGCCGGTTGAGATAAAGTCGGGCTCTGCCACGATTACCTGTGTTACTACACCGTTTTCTACTTTAGCGAAATGTGACATTGTGTTTCCTTAAAAAGCGTTACTGTATTTAAATGGGTTAGAGGCAAATGCGGCATAAATTATAGTATTTCCAGAACCATTTATGTTTGTTCCAGAACCACCTACTTGCACTCCATTTGATAAGAAATAACAAGCATTTGTAGATGTTGATTCTGTTCCTTCTGCGTCTGACACATTGGGGTTCAATCGTAATGTTTCTAAATTATAAGGTCCTCTTGACGAATCAAAAATGTACCAGTTTGTAGAACCACTGCTTGCATTTTTAAACATGAAAAATTTTGGTTGAAAACCCAAATAAATAAATGGTCCGTTAGACGAGCCGTTGCCTGTGTACGAGCCAAATTGAGAGTAGCCAGCGATTGGAGCCCAGCAGTATGCTACATAAGTTCCACCACTGGCGTTAGAAAGACCGTCTGTTCCCAATGTTAAAACTGTTGAAGACGGTTTAACAGGTGCAATAGTTGTACTTGTTACAACAGCATTTGTTGTATTTAAAGTTAATACATTTCCAGTTGTTCCTGTAATGTTAGAAATATCAACAAGCCAGTTTTGGCCTGTATCTCTGCGTCTAATGATTACAAAATATGGTGCTGCGCCAACACCATGACCCACTGTTGCTAAATTTGTACCGTTACCAGTATAAGTAACAACACTAAATCCGCTTGTTGTGTTTGCGGATACTTGGCTGGTAATTGAGCCTGCTGTGTTGCTAACGGCGGTGCCGCCTGCTTTCCACTGCCAACCGACAATATTATTTCCAGAGTTATTTACACGAACAGCTGACCCAACAGAAAATCCGGTTGATGTAAAGGCTGTGAGTCCGTTTGCATCAGAAGATTCTGCAGCTGTTGTATTAGAAGCCATGGACAATTGAGCACCAACCACACTGTTTGTTAAAACATGGTCGTAGGCACTACTTCTATTTTTAATCCAAACTAAATCTGGTTGAAAGTTTTGGCCAGCTACTCCATTGGTAATGGTCTGAGTACCGCCGTTACCCGTCCATAGGGTAGCGTTCATGTACAAATTGCCAGCTGGGATTGTTGGTGTGCTCATAATCTTATAGGTTGTAAGTGTTAAGGGCTAAAAATCCTGTTGGTAATGAAGATGCTTGAAATGGTTGTTGACCAAAGTTTGCGTTAACAAAGTTTCCATTAGAACCAACTTCAACATAAGGAGCAACAGATGAAGGCAAATTTGAATATATTGCGTTTGTACCCGCAGAAGGATTTCCTGAGTTAAACCACGTTATAGTTCCAGAAGATATGCTTCCTACCCAAAACTTTCCTGTGCTTGGTGAAATTGCAAAAGCATATGTAGTGCTTCCTGCCATAGTAGTAGTTGCAACTGAACCTGCGTTGTTGTAAACAGCGCTACCACCGTATGTCCAGGCTTTTGCACTTGCATTACCTTGATATGTTGAATTAACGACAGGGATAAAAGTAGAATCTATTACTCCAATTCCAGTTGAGTTGGCGGCACTACTAGTAGTAACTTCAAAATAAAATGATTGAGATGAAGCCATTGTAGAACCAATGACAGATTGATTTCCACTAGCTGTTGTTTGAGTAAATGTTAGATTTCCATTTGTTATTGAGTAATTACCGCTATTAGTCGTCATAAGCGGATTTAACGTTGGGAAATTACTAGCAGTAGCACTTGTCAGCGTTGGGACATCGGTCATCACATCAAGGGTTGAGCCAGTTGTGTATGAAATACCACTTGAAGTCCAGTTATTGCCAGATGGTCCTCGGTCATATTGAATATTGTATGACATCGGATATGTCTGTGCTGTAGTCGCAGTACCGTTGTTTGTGATTGTAAATGCGCTTGTAGAGTTATCTACAAAAGTAGCATTTTGGCAAGTCAACAATTTGGTATTTGTAACCGCAGTCAATGTAGTTGTTGGTACAGTAATGTTTGCTTGTGTTGGGTCATAAACAGCAGAACCGTTTACAAATCGCAAGTTAGATATATAACCATTTACAAAGCCACCAGTGCCGTTGTAGCTGGCAATTAAGAATGTACCACTGGAGCTACCAAATGAGCTGGTAAAGCCTGTTGTTGTAGATGTTCTTATGCCGTTAATCCACATCGACAGGTTACCAGAAGCATCTCTGGACACAGCGATGTGGTTCCAACCACCAGTACCAATTGTTCCTGTTACAAGGTCACTAGAACCATTGTAAAAACGAACTACTGCAGAGTTAACATATAGCTGGTAACCACCCGGGAATGTAACAATTGACGGGTACTGAGATGTTGCAGTAAAGTTATTAAAGTTAACAAAACACTCTAGCGTAAATGGTGTGCTTGATGCGACAACCAAATTAGAGTTGGATGTCAAAGTTAAATACTGATTAGAGCCGTTAAATATGCCTGTATAGCCTTGTTGGTTTCCGTTAAACGGCAAATAGAATCCATTAGTACCGTAGCTGCCGCCGTAGGTAATTGGCTGCCATACACCGTAGCTGTTAAATGTACCGAATGCGTTTGGTGTTAGTGCCTGACCATCTATGAAGTTAATTTCGGTCATTTCACCATCAAAGTTTGGTGTTCCATTTCTAGTAAATGCACCTATTTGAACTGCGCTACCGTTTTGTAAAAAATAAGAATTGGCATTTTGTGAGCAATAAGTAGCAGTGCCAAAAGCAGTAACTTGGTTGCCATTAATGTACATTTTATAACGATTTGATGCCGTTGCTTGTGTTGTATCAATAGACACAACGATATGATACCAAGCAGCTGGGTCACGGAATACTTGAGTTGTTAAAAGCTGACCAATGTTGTAATCAGAAAAGTTTAAATTATCGTTATTAAACTCCATGAAACCGTATTGAGTTCCATTATCGTTTGAGAATAAGTTGTATCGTGTGCTTCCAGATAGTGCACCACGTTTTACCCACATTGACATTGTGCCTTTTTGTTGGCTTGTCGGAGTTGTAAAACTGCGGTTTAAATATGCACTAGCTGAAGTACGGAAACGCAAAGAGTTTCCAACAAACTTGAGTGGCGCTAAGTATCCGCTTGAGGTGAATGTGTGAATTACATTGCCACCAGAGATTGTGACTGTACCGCCAGCCATTTGCTGAGTAGAGCCAGCGTAAGTAACAATAACAGCTCCACCAGAACCGTTACCACCTACAGCACTAGCACCACCACCACCGCCGCCACC